CGTCCAGCCACCGGCTGTTCACCTGAGTGATGGTCCTGATCCTCATGCTGCTTCCTTCCGTGTCTCCCTTGCGGACGGTTTAGTCCGGCCCCGCCGGCACGTCGGGGAGACAAGCCGGCGGGGCCGGACGACTCTAGAGCAGGTACTTCGCGAACGCGGCCGGGCGCATCACGTCGCCGCCGACCCGCATGTGGAACAGAAACGCGACCAGACCCAGCTCGGCGTACCGCTCGTCGAGCCGCTGGACGGTGATCCGCTTCCTGTCCGCGATCACGTACCCAAGCTCCGGGTCGCCGAACAGCACCGACGGGTCCACCGCCGCGGCGCTGGCACCCATGCTGGGCAGACCCTCCAGGTTGAAGAACCGCTTCCCGAACAGCGTGTCCGGCTCACCCGCGCGTACCGACGGCTGCCACAGGTAGTTGCTGTTCGCGTCCTTCAGCAGCGCGATGGCCTCGGAAGCGTTGTCACTGGCGAAGTAGGCCCCGTTGCGGCGGAACCTACTCGGGATCCGGTACTGAAGCTTCTTCAGGTCGTCGCCGATCGGGGCCGACGCGGTGCCGGCGGTCACCGCCTGGGTGATCTGATTGGCCGCGGAGGTGGCCCGGGCGGCCAGACCCCACGGCTTGGACACCCCATTGCCGGCGGCGAACGCGTCGTCCTCCATCTCGGCGCACTTCTGACCGACGATGTCCTGGATCAGGGCGACGATGTTGGCGTCGGTGTCGGCCAGCTCGTCCACACCGATCCGGGACATGGCGGTCAGGTCGTGCACCTCGACCACGTCGACCGGAGTGTTCGGGACCACGTTCGCGTCGACAGTCCCCGGCGCGGTCAGCTCCAGCTTTCCCCACCCAGCGGTGGCACCGGTCAGCGACCGGATATCCACCTTGTTCGAGGTGGTGGGGCGAATCGTCGGCCCCGATCCGCGGAACACCCCCAGGTGGGGCAGGGTCTTGAAGATCGGCCCGGCGATGTCATGCGGGACGATCACCTCACCGGTGGCGTCCTCGATCAGCGCCGCCTTCTCGGTCGCGTCCAGGCCGTCGACCCACTGCTGGCCCTTCACGCCCTGCCGGATGGCCTTGGCGAACAGCTCGACCCGCCGCCGCTTCATCGCCTCCTCGTAGCCGGAGCCGACTACCCCGTCCTTACCGGCCTGACCCGCGGCCACCGCCGCCTCGGCAGCCAGCGCCGACGGGACCCGGTCCGGCTCCGCCCCCCAGGACTCCATTGAGTCCTGCTCCTTCTCCAACGCGGCCAGACCCTTCAGCCGGGTGGCCTCCGTGAGCAGGGTGGACATCTTGGCCGCGTCCTCGGCCGGGATCTTCGTCGGGTCCGGCCACCGGTCCCGGATGGTCCGGGCCAGGCTGATGCACTGCAAAGCCTTGTCTTGCAGCGCCTTCTGGGTGACTTGAGACATGCCTTTCTCACTCCTTGCCGAGTTCGGCCGCCAGCACATCCAGTTGGTGGCTGACGGTTGTGGCCTCTGTGTGTGCCAGAAGCTCGGCGAGTGAGTCGGTCGGCTCGCCGCCGGGTGGGCTGCTGCCCGGCCCGGACTGACCGATGATTGCTAGAGCGTACTTCGATGCGTCGTCGTCGGGGTCCGGCACCGGACCCGACCCACCGTCCTGGTTGGGCTCCACCGGATCGGCCGGGGTGGTCCCGGAGCGGTACTGCATGACCACCAGCTGATCCACGGCGTTCTTCCGCACCAGGGGGCTGCCGATCGACAGCGCCGCCCGCATGTCCGTGACCCACGCCTCGGGCAGCGCCCCGGTCTTCGCCGCGGACACCACCGCCCGGTCGTTGGCCGGGAACGGGGTCAAACTGACCTCCATCAGACCCAGCTCGTGCAGGATGCGGATCTCCCGCCCGTCGCGCGTCTCGAAGGACTTCTTGAAGATCGGCGCGAAGATCGACAGACCGGCGAGGTGACCCTCCTTGGCCTTCTGCCGGGCATTCTGAGCCTCAGCAACACCGGAGAACAGGGCGGTGAATTTGAGCCCGAACGTGTCTTCGGCGGCCGCCTTCAACGATCCGATAACCCCGGCGGAGCTGTGCTCGTGGTCCAGCACCAGCGGGATCACCCGCTTGGAGGCCCGCCACTCCTGGAGCGTCTTCCGGAACGCGCCCCGCACGACCACGTCATCCTGCTGGTCCACGACGTTCCACACCGACGCGTAGCCCTCCAGGCTGCCAGGGTCACCGTCGGCCTTTGAAACATCCCACTGGATCGGGACCACACCGCCGATGCCGATCCTCAGCCACTCACCATCCACGATCCGATCCCTCCCGGGCCTGCAACACCGCGACCTCGTCCCGGCTCAGCTCAACCCCGTACTCGGCGGCCAGCAGCACCGCGCTGGCCTCGATCTCCTCCGGCGCCGGCAGCGCCTGCCCCACCTCCTGAGGCACCACCCCCGACGGGGTCAGGAACACGTCCCCACCCGGCACCGCCGCCAGGCCGACCATCTGCCGGAAGTCGTTACGGGTGATCCCACCCCGCGCCAACGCCTCGGTACCCCGCTGCCACAACGCCCCGGCAGCCTCCTTCAGGGCCAGCACCCCGGAGTTGTCCCACGCGGCCATCACCCGCCGCCGGCCGACACCGGAGAAGCGGGGCAGCAGCCGCGACCGGACCGGCTCGATGAAGCGGCGCTGCTCAGAGAACATCGCCTCCTCCCAGAAGGACAGCCGCGCCTCCCGGTAGTCCTTGTACGCGTTGTGGGTCAGCCCGAGCTTCGTGCCGACCAGGATCGGCTCGACACCGAAGGCCATGCACACCCGCGCCTCGGACACCTCCCGCAAGTCCGGGAACTCCAGATCCGTCAAGTTGTAGGCCATCTCGTGGATCTTCATGCCCTTCTGGAGGAACGCCGGCGCGCCCCGGTTCGGCCCGGAGAACGCCTCCCGCCACTTCGCCCGCAGCCGCTTGTGCAGCGCGTCGGTGATCTCAGACTCGGTCTCGATCACCGCCGCGGGCATCGCATGGTTACGCAGCATCGTGTCCACGAAGTCGGTGGCCGCGTTGTCCAGGGTGGTAGCCCGCGCGGCCGGCCGGAGCGGCGGCTGCCCGAAGTAGCGGGCGGCCGGGTTCTGGGGGTTCGGGTTCGGGTACCGGATGCGGATCATGAACTCTTCGGCGCCCTGGGAGCGGGCCGATCCGGCGTCGGGGACCGGGACCATCAGCTCCGGCCGGTCCGGGTTCGGCCGGTACACCCACACGTAATCACCCGGGTCCCGCGGGTTGGGCAGCACCCCGACCAGGTCCGGACGCAGCGGCCACACCTGGGATGGCAGCCCGTCACGGCCGTTGACGACCAGCCAGAAGCAGGTACCGGCCAGGTCCTTGTACGTGACGGACAGCTCGAAGAACTCGAACTCGTCCGTCACCGGGTTCGGTATCTCGAACAGGCGGCGTAGCCGGTGGTCGTCGATCGCCGGGCCGTTGCCGGCTGGGGTGGGCGAGGCACCCCACGGGTAGACCCGGATCACCGACTGGGGCAGCGACTCCGCCCGGTACCGGATACACGCGTACACCAGCTCGTTGCGGCCATAGCCGGCGGTGGCGTAGTTGGCGAAGCTGCCGTCCTGTTCGAGCATGCCGGCCAGGTTCGGCCCGCCGGCGCCGGTGCCCGACGGCAGGGACATGAACCCCTGCCGCCCGTCGACCACGGCTAGCTGTTTGCTGGCCGGTGGCAGCTTGGGTCCGGTCAGCCAACCCACAGCGGGCGCCTCACGCGTTCCAGCCGCTGAACAGCGACCCGGCGCCGAGGATCAGCCCGGCGGAGATCAACGCGAAGCCCAGCCCGAAGCTGAGGCCGACACCGACCGGGATGAGCACCCCCGCAGCGGGGGCGGTGGCAAGCGCGGCCGCCCGGCGACTGTGGGTAGTGACCCACCGCCGACCGGCGGCGGCCGTGGCGCGTAGCTGGGTGCCGGCCCGCCGCGTCCAGGCGGCTACGAGGGTGGGGGTGGGGAGCACCCAGAGTACGGCGGCGGCGGCCAGCAGCGCCCAGCCGGGGCCGGCGAGGAGGCCGACGCCGGCCACGGCGCATC